AATATTAACTATACGTGGGACGCGTGTGAAACCTGAAAAAATTTACAGTAATGCCCTTTAGGTAACCAAGTATATATAGGTACCAATGTACCGATACCCTGAGTAGAATGAAATCCTCTCAATTGGTACCCATTGACTAAGTCAAATGGCACCTCCCAGAAAATTCCAAATAAATGCCAAAAATTATTTTCTTACATATCCCAAATGCTCTCTTACTAAAGAGGAAACCCTTACCCAATTACAAAACCTAGAAACACCAACAAATAAAAAATTCATCAAGATCTGCAGAGAACTGCACGAAGATGGGAGCCCTCATCTCCATGTGCTCATCCAGTTCGAGGGGAAATACAGATGCACGAATCAACGATTCTTCGATTTGGTATCCCCAACCAGATCAGCACATTTCCATCCAAACATTCAGGGAGCTAAATCAAGCTCCGACGTCAAATCCTATATTGATAAAGACGGAGACACCGTCGAATGGGGTGAGTTTCAGGTCGACGGAAGATCTGCTAGAGGGGGTCAACAAACAGCCAATGATGCTTACGCCAAAGCAATTAACACAGGAAGTAAGTCGGAGGCTCTTAATGTAATTAGAGAATTAGCCCCTAAAGATTATATTTTACAATTTCACAATTTAAATGCGAATTTAGATAGAATTTTTGCACCTCCTTTAGAGGTTTTTGTTTGTCCTTTTCTTCCTTCTTCTTTCGATCAAGTTCCAAAAGAACTTGAAGAATGGGTTTCCGAGAATGTCAGGGATGCCGCTGCGCGGCCTTGGAGGCCCATAAGTATTGTAATAGAAGGCAATAGTAGAACAGGAAAGACGATGTGGGCTAGATCTCTGGGCCAACACAATTATCTATGCGGACATTTGGACCTAAGCCCAAAGGTTTACAGCAATGATGCTTGGTATAACGTCATTGATGACGTTGATCCGCATTATCTAAAGCATTTTAAAGAGTTCATGGGGGCCCAAAGAGACTGGCAAAGCAACACGAAGTACGGGAAACCAATTCAAATTAAAGGTGGAATACCCACTATCTTCCTCTGCAATCCTGGTCCTACATCATCGTATAAAGAGTACTTGGATGAGGACAAAAATAGGGAACTCAAAAATTGGGCACTAAAAAATGCAGAATTCATCACCATCACACAACCATTGTACTCAAGTTCCCATCAAAGTCCAACACAAAATAGCCAAGAAGAGACCGATACGCAGGCGGAGAATTGATCTTCCGTGCGGCTGCTCTTACTATTTAGGACTTAATTGTGCGTCATATGGATTCTCGCACAGGGGAACTCATCACTGCAGCTCAGGCAGAGAATGGCGTATATACCTGGATGATAACAAATCCCCTCTATTTCAAGATATCCCAACACGACAAGAGGCCGTTCCTGAGGAACCACGACATCATAACGGTACAAATACAGTTCAACCACAACCTGAGGAAAGCGTTGGGAATACATCAATGTTTTCTGATCTGCAAAATCTGGACTCGTTTACGTCCTCAGACTTGGCGTTTCTTAAGAGTATTTAAATATCATTGTATGAAATATTTAGATAGTTTAGGAGTTATTAGCATAAACAATGTAATTAGGGCATTCGACTATGTACTATACGATGTACTTGAAAAAACAATCGATGTACAAATTTCTCATATAATAAAATTCAATATTTATTAATTTTGAACAGAATCATAGAAATAGATTCTGATCTTCAACGTAGCATACACTGGATTACTAGCATGAGTACATGCCATATATAACAACAAAGCATTTTCTGTGTGGTTATCGTACTTCGCAGCCTCCTGATGATTGTAAGTGACATGGTTGTTAATCTTCATGAACTTCTTAACTATTGCTTGCTCCTTGCTTGCATACTGACCTCCCGTTACAGTAGCTTGAAATCTACGAAGAACTTGGAATCGATCTCTATTATCATTTTTTACAGTGGCAGTACTAGGCTCATTATCATACATGTTAAAAACCTGACCAAAATCCTGGGGAGACCCATATGGCCTCCTATCACGCACTAAAAAAAACATGACAGTGTTAGTGTGATTTTTAGTCTTGATGTTCTCATCCATCCAGACCTTCCCCAACACATACACAGACTTTACACAAAACCTCTTTCCAACACGATGTGTAAGCCCGTTACCACGAGTGACGTCAGAAACACATATGACCTTACCCACATGAACTATATCATGGCGCTGCTCATAGGACTGAACCTTACACGGGCCTTCACACCCACGAGGAACATCACGGCTTCTATACATTCTGTACATCTTGGGCTTGCGATACATGGGCCTGTAAGTCCACGACCTTCGCTTGTAAGACATGTCTGGGACAGTGGGGACAGAGGCAGGGAGACTGAACTGACTCCCGTAATTGAGTCTCCGTCGTGTTATAGACATTGGCAACGACGTCACTGTATCTATTGAACGCTTCGGCATAATTCCTACTACGCAAAATACATATAAAATCTTTCAAAAACTCATGCCCAACAGTATCCGGAGAATATTTGCCCTGTAAGCTTTGAAGATATTTGATGGCAAGCATACATCTAAAGCCGTGCAAGCTTTCAGGGAAAGGATGAACTAGAGGATCCCACATGTTCGCCATTACCTATAAAGAAAACTCTTTTATGGTGCAGAATGCACTTTAAATAGCTGTCAAGGTCCAATATGATTGGTTAAAAAAAAGGCGCGTCCCACGGT